AAAAGCTGATGATGACGATGAAAAAGTAGATAAAGGTAATCCTAAGCAAGACGAAGATGTATCTATCTCAGATGAAAATTTTAGAAGATCAGAACATAAACTACTTGAAAAAGAAGAAAATGGAACTCAGCCTTTAGTAGGAAATGAATTCTCAAAAGAAGTTCGTAAAGAGTTAGTTACTCCTTACAAAGTATTAGCTAAAGAAAGAAAAGAAAGAATGGAAGCTAACTTTAACATGTTAGATGACATATCATCTAGCTATAAGTCAAAATCTTGGGATGAAATAAACGAAAAATATCCAGCGTATCTTAAGCAAGTTAAAAAGAATGTAAACTTTGCTGTAAAAGAATTTGAAATGAGAAAAGCTGGTTATAGATATACCAGAGCTCAGACAGCTAAAACTGGTTCTATCGATGTAAATAGATTATGGTCTTATAAAACTAACGATGATATTTTTGCAAGAGTTACTAGACTAGCAGATGCTAAAAATCATGGAATGATGATGTTTATCGATTTCTCTGGTTCTATGAATGATACTATTCCAGAAGTAATGGATCAGCTTTTACACTTAGCAGTTTTCTGTAAAGCAGTCAACATACCATTTGATGTTTATGGATTTACTAACACTAATACTAATCTAGCTCAATGGAGATATGATACAGATCCTGCTACAATCAAAACAGTTGATTCAAAAGAATCTGAAATATCTCACGCTGGGCTTTCGCTACCACAACTTATTACATCTACACTTAAAAAGAAAGACTATGATGAAGCGTTAAAACATATTTATCTAAGAGCTCAACTTGCAAAAGATAGTTACTCATACAGAGAGAGATATATTCTTTCTCCTAATGAAGACTATGGTTCAACACCACTTAACCAAACTCTTATTGCAGCTCACAGAATGGTTGATTCATTTAAAAGAGCAAACAACATTGATAATATGAATCTAGTTGTTATCTCTGATGGAGATACTAATTCAATAGACGTAGTTAAAAATCCAAACAGAGAATACACTAGTGTTAACAGATATGGTAAAACATATATTAACATTATGAACAAAAATGTTATGCTTGAATCAAATGGAAAAGACGGCACAGAATCTCTACTTAAAAATCTGCAAAAGAAATTTGGAGTTACTACTATCGGATTTTTTATCGCAGATAGTGGCCACAACTTTAAAAGAAAAATCTATGACTGTGATAGAGACGCGTACTGGGATGACGAAGTCAAGAAGTACAATAGAGAATACAGTAAAAACAAATGTGTAAGATTTAAAGATGCTTTAGGATATAGTGAATTCTATATTGTAAAGTCTGGTAAACAACTTGCAACTGAGAGTCTAGAATTTGCTCCAGATGTAGAAGCTTCAAAAGGTCAAATTACCACAGCCTTTAAGAAGTTTAGCAAGTCTAAAAAAGTTAACAAAGCATTGTTAACTAACTTTGGAAAAGTCGTTGCTGAATAACATCAACACTTTTCTGTCAATTATTTTCAATAAAAGTGAAAATAATCGTTTACATTACGCTGAAACTGTGGTATAATATAACAATAATAAGGATAAGGAGAAAACTATATTATGAATAACTTGAAAAAATCAACCGAAATTATCTTGAAGGAACTGGCTACCAGATATCCTGATCAAACTGATTTCAGAAAAAACCTCATCGTTGAGGTTGGAGAGTCATTTGGCTACTCAGGAAAAGACTGGGACCCACTTATGACAAAAGACAACCGTGTCAAAATAGGCACATATTCTTTGGCAGGTCTTATTGAACCTCTTAGAGAAGTAGTTAGCAATACAGTTGTTAACTCAATTCCAAAAATGGCTGCTCAAATGCAGTCAATCGTTAATGAAGAAAAGACGTTTGCAAAAACTGATCCTACCTTCATACCTTGGGGAGCATTTACTGACATCGTAAAGATTGTCAAATCAGATATGTTCTACCCAACATATATCTCTGGTCTCTCAGGCAATGGTAAAACATTCATGGTAGAACAAGCTTGCGCCAAAGTAGGCAAAGAGTTTATCAGAGTTCAAATCAATCCTGAAACAGACGAAGATGATTTGTTAGGTGGATTCAGACTGATCGATGGCGAAACAGTTTTTGCTAAAGGACCAGTTCTTAAAGCAATGGAAAATGGCGCAATCCTTCTCTTAGACGAGATTGATAGAGCAACAAACAAAATCATGTGCTTACAAGGTATCCTTGAAGGCAAACCAGTCCTAGTTAAAAAGACTGGCGAAATCGTAGAACCTAAACAAGGTTTCAATGTTATTGCAACAGCAAATACAAAAGGGCAAGGCTCTGAAGACGGCAGATTTACTGCAGCTTCTATCATTGATGAAGCATTCTTAGAAAGATTTACTATTTCAGTAGATCAGCAGTTCCCATCGCTTGCAACAGAGAAAAAGATTGTATTAAAACACATGGAGAAATTTAACTGTGTAGACATCGACTTTGCTGATAAGCTCGTAACATGGGCTGACATTATACGTAAAACATTTTACGACGATGGTGTTGATGAAGTAGTCTCAACAAGAAGACTTTGTCATATTGTACAAACATTTTCTATCTTCGAAAAGAGAGACAAAGCAATTGACTTATGTATCTCAAGATTCGATGAAGATACTAAAGAAGCATTTCTTGATCTCTATACGAAAGTAGATGCAGATCAAATAGTTTCTGAAACAGATGAATTTGTTGAGTACGACGAAGTAGGAGACACAATTGACGATGTTCAGTAAAAAACCACAAATTAAACATATCGATTATAAGTTTAATGAAAAAGCTCTGATTACAGAGCTTCAGACTTATATCGACAAAACTTATGGAGGCCATTATTCGAAGAATCAGTTTCAATCAACTGAATTTATCATTGATTGTGGTCATGGTATGGGATTCGCTTTGGGCAATGTACTTAAGTACGCTCAAAGATATGGCAAGAAAGAAGGACACAATAGAGCAGATCTTTTAAAGATTCTCCACTATAGTATCATTGCACTTAACTGTCATGACAAAATGAATGAAAAATAATCGTTTACATAATGCGTAAACTATGGTATAATATAATATAATGGAGAAAATATGAACCTATCAAATGACACCTTGAATGTGTTAAAAAACTTTGCAACAATTAATCCAAACTTGGTATTCAAACCAGGCTTGAAACTTAAAACTATTTCAGAGTCTAAAACTATCTTAGCATCAGCAACGATTGTAGAAGACTTCCCACAAGAGTTTGGAGTCTATGACTTAAACGAATTCTTGTCAGTACTTAGTCTTATTGATCAGCCAACATTACAATTTGAAGCTAAGTCAGTATTAATCAAAGGCGGTAATTCATCTCAACAGATTAGATACTACTTTTCTGAAGCTGATATTCTTACAACACCGCAAAAAGATATTCAAATGCCTGATCCAGAACTTGGAGTAAACATCGAAGAAGATAAACTAAATCAGATTCGTAAAGCTGCAGCAGTTCTTGGTCATACTGAATTATCATTAACAGGTAACAATGGATTGATCACAGCATCGGTCTTAGATACTAAAGATTCAACTTCAAATGTATTTGAGCTTGAATTAGATAAAGACAACTCATGTAAGAATGAGTTTCAATTCGTAGTAAGTATTCCAAACTTAAAGCTACTACCAGGCGATTACTTTGTAAGCATCAGCTCAAAGCTAATCTCTAACTGGACTAATAGCAATTACCCAGTGGATTATTTTATTGCTCTTGAGAAAAACTCAAGCTACAATGTATAAATATATTGTAGGAATGGAAGATGCTGCATGGGGCGGGTCTTCTTATTTTCGTAACTATGCATAGGAGAAAATTATGACAGAAGAAGTGAATACCACTGAAACTGAAACAACAGAAATGCCAGAGCAAGTTCAGCTTTCTTTACAAGACATCGCTACAATGGTACAAATTATCGATATTTGTTCTAAAAGAGGTGGATTTGAAGGACCAGAGCTTGAATCAGTTGGAGGACTACGTAACAGAGTTGTTACTTTCCTTAACGCTGCATCAAAAGGAGCTGATGAAGCTCCTGAAGGACAGGTACCTGTTGAAGAACCAGCTTCAGAAGAATAACAACAGAGAGGTGAAAGTCCTCTCACAATTTAAGGATATATTATGACAACAAATGACAAAGCCAATCTGCTCGAGGCTTTACAAAAAGGGCAAGTAACAGTATCATTTACTAAAATTGATACAGGCGAACTAAGAGTAATGCCTTGTACGCTTAACAAAGACATTCTTAAAGAGAATGGAATTGAAACTACTATTAACTATTCATCGAACTCAATGGAAGCTTTTCCTGTTTGGTCGTTAGACAAATCAGCATGGCGCTCATTTCGATTAGATACGGTAGAATCATGGGAGGTCATCAATGGATGAATTCCTATGGGTTGAAAAATATCGACCAAAGAAAGTAGAGGAATGTGTCCTCTCTCAAGATCTAAGTAAGATCTTCTCAAACATTATAACCAAAGGCGAACTTCAGAATATGATGTTCACTGGGACAGCAGGTACAGGAAAGACCACTGTTGCCAGAGCACTTTGCAACGAATTGGATTTAGACTATATTGTCATCAATGGTTCAGAAGAATCAGGCATTGATACTCTAAGAAACAAAATCAAACAATTCGCTTCGTCAGTTTCCTTATCTGGTGGCTACAAAGTAGTCATCCTTGACGAAGCGGATTACCTTAATCCACAATCCACTCAACCAGCTTTACGCGGATTCATTGAAGAGTTTAGTAACAATTGTAGGTTTATCCTTACATGTAACTTTAAAAATCGTGTAATCGAACCACTGCATTCAAGATGTAGTGTCATTGAATTTGCTATGCCAAAGAAAGAAAGAGATGCTTTAGCTGGTCAGTTCATGCAAAGAGTACAGCAAATCTTACAAGTAGAAAGTATTAATTCAGATCCAGCAGTACTTGCTGAGCTAATAATTAAATACTTCCCTGATTTTCGTAGAACACTTAATGAGTTACAACGATATTCAAACTTTGGTAAAATTGACAGTGGTATATTAGTTAACGCAACTGATATCAGTCTTGATACTCTAATGAACTCTCTTAAACTTAAAAACTTTAAGCAAATGAGACAATGGGTTGCAGATAACATTGACACTGAACCAGCTGCTATGTTTCGTAAGATATATGATAACATGGGCGAATTCGTAGAGCCACAATCAATACCTCAATTGGTACTTATCTTGGCTGATTATCAATATAAAAACAGTTTTGTTGCTGATCATGAATTAAATATGGTCGCATGCTTAACTGAAGTTATGGCAGGAGTTAAATTCAAATGAATTGGAGTATAGTTAAAGTTTATTATGCTGATGGCGAAGACGTAATGTTTCGAGTCGTGGGTATAGATGAATCAGGTATTATTTCTAGAGAACGAGTTTTTCACACTGAACTTGATGCTGAAAAGTATCTCCTCGAAAGAAAAACTAAACAAGCACTTGGCATATGAACCCATTTGAATACTTAAAAGCAATCAATGAATCTAAGAAAGATATCATGGTTGATGACTTATCTGAAAAAGAATATAATCCTTTTATAATCAATAAAGGTTTATCATACTTTAAAGACACAGTATTGTATGCAAATGAAATGAATAAGAACCACACCCTAGACCATCGTCTTCAGTTTGATTTTCTTATAAATATAATAAGGAAGAAAAAGAGATGGTCTAAATGGATTAAAGCAGATGAAGTTGCTAATCTCGAACTCATCAAAGAATATTATGGATATAGTAATGAGAAAGCTAAATCTGCATTAACGTTAATGAGTAATGAACAAATTGAACAATTGAAATTGAGGATTTATAAGGGTGGAAAACGATAACATTCAAATAACCGACTGGACGCCTAGCCATATGCTAGAAGTCAGTCTAAACGAACCAGACGACTTTTTAAAGATAAGAGAAACTCTTACTCGAATAGGAGTCGCATCAAGAAAAGACCAAAAACTTTTTCAGTCTTGCCATATATTACATAAGCAAGGCAGGTACTTTATAGTACATTTTAAAGAGCTCTTTCTATTAGATGGTAAGCCATCTAATTTATTAGAAAACGATATAGAACGTAGAAATACTATAACGACATTACTTGCAGATTGGGGACTAGTATCAATAGTTAATCCCGAGAAAGCAAAAGGTATTGCTCCATTAAGACAAATCAAGGTGATCCCCTTTAAGGAAAAATCACAATGGGAGCTCTGTCCAAAATACAACATTGGGAACACGCAAAATAAGGAATGACAAAACAGTTAAAAAGAATGAAACTGATTCCTAAAACAAAACAACTCGAAGATCAGCTAACACTTGCTGGATATCTCTTCACGTTTGGATTAGGAATATATTTAGGAATATTGGTAACGGGACTATAAACCGTTATAAATAAAAGTGGATGCCGAATTATCGGGTCCATATATTAACCTTGCTATTATAGGAGGAAATTAAAATGGTAAGAAATACTTTGAACGTACCACGTTCATTATTCGTCGGATTTGATACATTGTTTGAAGACTTAGAAAGAATTCATGCAAGTGCTAGATCTGGTAATGATAACTATCCACCACACAACGTCGTAAAGATCGATGAAGAGAAATTCTTGATTGAGCTAGCGATTGCAGGATTTAAGAAGTCTGATATTGACATAGAGTTAAAGGACGGCATTCTTAAAATCAAAGGTGAAGTGGAACCAACAGAACGTGAGTATGCATATAAAGGCATTTCATCTCGCAAATTTGAGAAGAGCTTCCGCCTCTCAGAATTTGTCGTAATAGATGGTGCTGATCTTGAAGATGGTATACTCGTAGTTTATGCTAGAGTTGAACTCCCAGAAGAGAAGCGTCCTAGGAAGATCGAATTAGGGTCTACTGGGTCAAAGAAAAAAGCCTTTTTAAAAGGCTGATGACGGCGAATCTCAGTAGTAATATTTAATTTCTACTGGAGAAAATAATGAAACATATAATCCATTACATGGAAAAATATGACGACATTAATGAGACCTTAACCGCATTGATAATTGGAATGACATGCATTGGCATTGCGCCGATAACAGTCCTGTTATCATTATAGTTAAGATCATTGATAATCATGCGGGGCTAAGAAATTAGCCCCAAC